TCTTACACAGTGTAATTTCGTGCAACTCTAAATCGGTTATCTCCCTATGGCTGCCAAGTTCAGGAGTTGTTTTGCTAACTCTAAACAGGGCTTGACCGCCAATGGAGAATGCTCGCAGGTCGCCATTGCGAATCTGCTTTTGTACTTCACGTGCTTTTTGTATGTCGTTTCTAATCTTGCATACTACAAACAATCCGTGATTGTCTACTTCGGATTTCCAAACCCTACCTTGTGAATCGGTGTGGCTATTTACTACTTCGCCAACTTGAATGCCAGAATGAGCCAACTGAACATTTCTAAATGCTTTATTATCCATAAATTGACCGAATGCCTTTGTTAAAGCATCTACTGGGATTCTATCTCCCTGCTTATCAACCATATCAACGGAAGCATAGCCAGCAACATAGAGTTCTCCATTACTTGCAGATGACTTGAGTAAAAAATCAGAACCTTCGGCACTCCAAGTTGCCGAGTTTGATTCAATTACAGTTGCCATCATTCCCTTCAATGAAATGTAATCCTATATGAAGGGTGCGGTATCTAAAA